TCGTGGAATTGACAGCGGAGTACATGGCACTTCAGGAAGCCTTCGAGACACAGGACGATGACACGGTGGCAGCCCTGCTCGCAGACACGGACAAGGCGATAGAGAACAAGGCGGACGGCTATGCGAAGGTCATCAAGAACTTTGAAGCCGACATCGAAGGTCTTAAGGCAGAGATCCGAAGACTTTCGGACAAGAAAGCCGTATTGGAAAACGCAATCCAGAGACTGAAGGACACTCTGAAGCAGGCAATGGTAATAACCGGCAAGACGAAGTTCAAGACGCAGCTCTTCTCCTTCGGCATCCAGAAGAACGGAGGCGCGCCGCCTGTGCTTCTGCGTGTACCGGAAGAGATGATCCCGGATGAGTTCATGAAGATCACCAGAACGCCGGATAAGAAGGCTATGGCGGATTACATCAACGAGACCGGCGATGTGACACTGTTTACATTTGGAGAAAGAGGCGAAAGCCTGAGGATACGCTGATGATCAGAGCAGGACACCTGGGATACATCGTCCCGATAGAGAGAGTTGAGGAACTTAATGACGACATAGCCGTGATCCGGTCGCTGGATTCGAAGAACACGCAGTATCAGGCAGGCTTCGTCTGTGGGCTGGAAACAGCAATGGAGATATTGAAAGTGCCCACCGCATCTGGCGTTATGCAGCAGGCACCAACAAAATTAACCAACATCATTATAGCAGATGATCAGGAGGAAAGCAAATGACATTTGAAGAGATCCAGAGAGCGAACAGTACGCTCTCTACAATGGACATAAAAGGCAAGGCATATGTACTTGTTAATGAACGGATCAAAGCGTTCAGGATGCTTTATCCGGACGGGATTATAGAGACAGAGCTTTTAAACGATACAGACGGACGCTGCGTATTTAAGGCGATCATAAGGAAGCCGGATGGAGATATCCTCGGTACCGGACACGCTTACGAAGTAGAGGCAGCATCATATATCAACAAGACCTCTTACATTGAGAACTGCGAGACATCCGCGGTCGGCAGAGCTCTGGCGATGTGCGGCATCGGCATCGACACCAGCGTTGCGAGCTATGAAGAGGTTGACATGGCGATCAAGAAGCAGGATGCGATGCAGGAGAAGTCCCAGGCTAAGCCGGCAACGAAAACTAAGGCTTCAGGATCCGGCCAGAAGACTATGGAAGTATCTACGAGGATCCCAACAGAGGAAGAGATAGCTGAGCAGCCTATCAGCGAAGCCAAGCGCAAGATGATCATGGACAAGCTCGACACCCTTCACTGGTCCTTCGAATCCGTCTTTCCGAAATGCAAGAGCTGGAATGACATTAAGGAAGGCAGATTCAAAGAGATCGTAAAGTTCCTGGACGATCAGATCGCGAAGAGGAACCTTAAATGAGAGGCCGTATCGAGTCCATGAGCATGAGCCTCGACGGATCCACGCTGCGAGTTTCCCTGGCTATCCCAAATGGCAGGCAGCACATAAAAGTGCTTAATGAAATCGGTGATAAAGATGCTGAGATCACTGTTAAGCGGTACAGAAAGAAACGCAGCCTGGATGCAAATGCTTACATGTGGGTGCTGTTGGATAAGATGGCGGCGAAGCTGAGTGCTCCCGGAATAACCATCACGAAGGACGAACTATATCTCAACTATATCCGGGAGGTTGGAGTATTTACCTACATCATCTGCAGAGACAGAGCAGTAGAAGATGTGTCAAACCTGTTCCGGCTTGTAGAAAACATGGGTGAGATACATGTGGGTGACGGAACAGCAACTCAGCTCAGATGCTATTACGGCACATCCTGTTACAACACTGAGCAGATGAGCAGGCTTATCAATGCAATAGTTGATGCCTGTAGAGAACTTGGAATAGAGACAGCCACACCTGACGAGCAGGCGAGGATGATGAAATTATGGGAAGAAAACAATCGATAGTGCAGCGTACACCGGGCTGCTTCCTGTGCGGGAAAGAGCCTACAGAGGAACACCACGTCTTCTTCGGCATAGCCAACAGAAAGCTGTCAGATCAGTATGGGCTGACAGTGAGGCTGTGCCCGGAGCACCACAGGGGCAGGAAAGGTGTGCACCAGAACCGAGAGATCGATCTGGAGCTTAAAAAATACGGACAGATGTGCTTTGAGCGTACTTATCCGGAGCTGAGCTTCAGAGAGATCTTCGGAAGAATGTACAAGGAGGTCACATGATCACTGATTATATACCAACAGGAAGAGAGAACGCAGTATCGAAGCAGTTCCTGGCATCGATATCCGGGCTTACTGAAAGAAATGTAAGAGCCCAGATATCAAACGCAAGACGGAAGGGCACATGTATCATCTACAGGTTTGAAGCAGGCGGATATTACATGCCTGATTTTACTAAGGCAGATGATCTGGCCGAGCTTAATCACTTTCTCAATGCTGAAAGGAAAAGAGCCCAAGAGATATTGCTGAATGTCAGGAGAATGAGGAAGGGGCTTAGGGATGAGCTTTGAATTTGTGGTATACGGACAGCCACAGGGTAAGGCCAGACACAGGACAACGAAGACCGGCCATACTTACACGCCGGCAAAGACACTTAAGTATGAAGCGGATGTAAGGGCTGCCTTCTTACAAAGATACGCAGGAGAGCAGCCGTTAGACGGTCCGGTGTACATTCGGATCTGCGCTGAGTTCGAGATTCCGAAGAGCTATTCAAAGGCGCGGAAGGCTGCGTGCATACGAGGTGATGAGCTGCCGTGTAAGAAGCCTGACATTGACAACATAGAAAAGATCATTATGGATCCGCTAAAGGGTCTGGCGTGGAGAGATGACACGCAGGTAGTACGTACTGACGCAAGCAAGACATATGCCCGTGACGCAAAAGTAAGGGTGTACATATCGAAGTATTGAAGGAGCTATCAACATGGCAAGACCGGTTAAACAAAATTTAGACTATTTCCCATTAGACTGCGTGATGGACGATTCGATTGAATACATCGAATCGGTATACGGCCTCGCAGGATATGCGATCATCATCAAACTGTACCAGAAGATCTACGGCAGCGAAGGCTTTTACTGTAAGTGGGATACAAAAAACAGGTATCTGTTTGCAAAGAAGATCGGAACCGATATGGGCACGCTCAATAGTGTTATAGAACTTGCATGTGATGAAGGCATCTTCGATCAGGATATGCTTGCAAAGTACGGAATACTGACATCCAGAGGGATCCAGAAGAGGTATTTTGAGTACATATCTCGTCGAACATCCACATTTTCTGAGGAAGAAAAGAGATACATTTATTACGAGAATGTTAACGGGAATACCCTTGAAAAGGGCGAAAAAACGGTTAATGTTGCAGAAACCCCAGTTAATGTTGCAGAAACCCCAGTTAATGTTGACAAAAACTCGACAAAGGAAAGAAAAGAAAAGGAAAGTAAAAAGAAAACTGGTACTAACGTACCAGCAAAAGAAAAAGCTGCGCTTTTTGATGACCCTGAGTTGCAAAAAGCCTTCGAGGAGTTCATTGAGTTCCGGAAACAGATCAAGGCACCACTGACTGATCACGCAAAAGAGCTCTGTGCGAAAAAGCTTCGGACTCTCGCCCAGGATATTAACGGTGATATTGACGCTGTAAAGGCTAAGGCGATCATAGATCAGTCGGTGATGAACGGCTGGAAGGGACTCTTCGGCTTAGATGATCGCAAGAGGCATGAACCGAGAGCACCGGCAAAGAACAAATTCAATGATTTTCCTCAGCGGACTTATGACTTTAACGATCTCGAACGGCAACTTTTCGAGAGAATGCATGGAGGTTAGGCATGGCAAGATATGACATATCAGGGATGCCGCAAAAGCTCAAGAGAGAACGGCTTAAAAGAAGGCTCACCTTGACAAGGGCGGCAGCCCTGAGCGGGCTATCTTATTCATCTATCGACAAGGTTGAAAATGGGATAACAATGCCCAGATTAATAACGCTGCTTTCTCTGCTCGAGGCTTACGGGCTCACTTTTGAGGATGTTGCAGAAAGGATGGATCATGAAGAGACTAATAATCTTAGCGCTGATAATAGCGATGATGATAAGCGGCTGCGCAGCAGCAGAAACACAGACGAGCAGTTCAGAGACTATTTCGGACACGCAGAGTTTGCCGTCAGAAGAGCCTGAACCAACAGAGACAGAGACGCTGGAGGCATTCGACAAAATATACGATGCGAAGCGGGAACTGGCTCTCCGTGGCGATCTGAGGGCACAAGAGGAGCCTGAGACGGAGTCTCCGACTGAAGCTTCACAGGTAAGCACGCAAGCATACGTGCAGCCTGAGACGATGCAGCCTATTGAGACGCAGCCGGCAACCGAGGAGGTTGTAGAAACGGTTGCCCAGACAGAGCCGCAGACGGAGTTAATGACAGAAACCGAACATATAACCGAGAAATTTGCGAAAATTCTGCAGGAATCGACAGAATATGTTGAGATCGAGACTGCAACCGAAGACGAAACGGAACCGGTCGAGACAGAAACGCAGCCGCAGTCGGAAGTGATCTACACTGCCGCGTACTTCAAGCAGGCAGGCGTTCTAAACTGGGGCGGATCCAAATGGACATGGTATACGCAGCGGATTCTGCCGGGAGAAGGACTCTGGATCCCTGGACGGCACCTTGATGAGAACGGATATGTTTGCGATGAAAACGGTTACATCTGCTGCGCCGCGGATCTGAGCTACATTCCGAGGTACACAGTCATCGAAACTCCGCTCGGCAAGCTCGGGAAGATATATGACACAGGTTGCGCTTATGGAGTTATTGATGTCTATACCGACTGGTAAATGAAACATCTGCGGTGGTGGAAAAGGTAGACACTTGGCAAGGTCAATGGACTGCACGTTGGTCGCATAGTCAAGAGCAGACGCAGGAAAGATGCTCATGCAAGGTGCAAATCCTTGTCCGCAGAAATATATCGAACATACAGGAGGTATCAAATGTCGGAGAATAAAGAAATCATACGTCAGGCGTATATCGACACGCTAAAAGACCTTTTCGGGAAATGGCAGGAGTTGAAAGTGCGGTCTGTGCAATCATGCGCTATTGACGATAATGGAGAATTATGCCTTATAAACAACAATGTAAATGTTTTTGAGATAAACAATGCGTATGCGGAGTTTGTTAAAGCATACGATGCATTTCAGGAATGGAGGCGAGCAGGATGAAAAAACGCGACTGGATAAAAGTTATTATCAAACGGCCGGACGAACAGTACGGACACGTTGCTAACATTCGTAACACACTTGAGAGCCTTCAGAAGAATGTCAGCGGATATATTGAAGCTGTAAACATCTGCGAAGATATTGCGGTAATCTGCAATGAGGAGGGGAGACTTTTCGGCCTTCCAGGGAACTGCACACTCTGTGGTGTTCCATTCGTAGGAGACATCATCTTTGTGGGTGTTAAGGGTGAAGAATTTACGGATTTCCCCCTCAGCAGAAAAGATTTTATTAAGACATTCTTCGAGGGATACAGATCATGAAATGAGAGGTGCGATATGACACTGGAAGAACTAAAAGCGGAAGCTAAAAGGCAAGGCTATAGTCTGATCAAATACAATCCGCTACCCAAGATGATTCCATGCGTTTGCGGCAATAATAAGAGATACCGCAGATGGAGAAATACAGATGGCGATGAAAGCGTATCTATAGTGTGTACCAAGTGCGGACGGGAGATAGAAGGATGGTCTGAGCGTGAAACCCGGATCAGATGGAATAAGGCGATGAGCATATGAATGCGCCTTGCAAAACCTGCTCAAAACGAGGATGCGGGAGCTACCACGATCAATGTGTATTGTATCAGAATTATCTAAAGCAGAACCTAAGGATATATGACCGAAGGCAAAGAGAAGGAATGGAGCTGAGCGATCGCATATATCGAATAACAAAGAAACGAAGAACGAGCAGAAAGAAGCAATAGGAGAATTCAGGGAGAAACCGCAATGCTGCCATAATAAATCCCTCTTGGATGAATATTTGTTATTATGCGGTTTGGAGCGGGCGGGCGAAAAGAAAGGAGTAAGCGATGAACAAAGTAATACTTATAGGCAGGTTAACTAAGGATCCTGACATTAGAGTGACGCCGGGAGACCAGGGCACGAAGATAGCCAGGTACACACTGGCGGTAGACAGGCGGTTCAAAAAAGAAGGGCAGCAGGAAGCAGACTTCATCGGCTGTGTAGCCTTCGGGAAGCTGGCTGACATAGCAGACAAGTGGTATAAGAAGGGCACTAAGATATCGATAGTCGGCAGGATCCAGACCGGCAGCTATACGAAGCAGGACGGTACAAAGGTATATACGACCGATGTCGTTATCGAGGAGCAGGAGTTTGCGGAGAGCAGGAAGGAAGCCGAGGCAGCACAGACTCAGGCACAGCCGGCACAGGTAGATGCAGAAGGGTTCATGTCTATTCCTGAGGGCATAGATGATGAGCTTCCGTTTTCGGATTAAGGAGGTAGGCACATGCTTCATGAGATAAAGTTAAGTGATATCAAGCAACCGTATGGTAGCATCAAAGCATTATATCTTTTAAGCCATAATGAGGGCTCACAGCTTCTGGAACCTGTTGAGCCTGAGAAATTCAGGATCCTTATAGATACCGTGGAAGAAGAACCGAAAGAAGAGACGGTTACTGAGGAACAGCCTTCGGAAGAGCTGGCCGAACCGGTAGCAGATGAAAAGGCATGGCCGCCCAAAGTGGATGAAGCTCCTGTAGAGCCGGAAGAGGAGAAGCCGAAGAAGGCAGCCAAAAGAGCGACACAGAAGAAACCGGTCGATGCAGGCAAGGTCATCGCGCTCAGGAATGCCGGCTGGAGCTACAAAGAGATAGGAGAAGAAATGGGTATATCGCTTGAAGGAGCACGCCAGGTGTATTTAAGAGCGATGGACCTGAAGGAGAAGAAGGAGTAAGAGATCATGCCTAATATAAGAACACTCAACCCAAAAAAATACAGCATATCCAAGCATCGCTTTCGGGAAGTGTATCATTTTGCTATGCAGTATAATGAGTGGAAGGCAGAAATCATTAAGCTGATGGGCTCTAAAGCATTTGTTTTATCCGATATGCCAAAGGCACATAGTACAGTAAGTCCCACGGAAGAAGCCGCGGTCAGAATCCATGACCTTCATGACAAATGCAGGGTGATAGAAGAGACTGCGTATGAAGTCGGGGACGGACTATCAGAGTATTTACTTAAAGCAGTAACCAATGAGGGGTATACATATAACTACCTTCGGATGAGGCACAGGATACCTTGCGGACGCAATGTGTTTTACCGTATCCGGAGAGAGTTTTATTATCAACTCAGCAAAAAAATAAAATAGGGGAAATTTAGGACATTTTTTGTGATATTTTAATAGCATGAAAAATGTGGAAGAGGCTGTTACGACTTTCTTCATAGATTATTTCCTTTCGGGAAGGGGCCCATATGATCGGGCCCCTTTTGCGTGGAAGAAAGAGGCTAATATGGAACTGATCGATATCTCGGAAGAGCTTGAAGAGCTCGGGACAAAGATGATAAGAGAGCATGAGGATCTTAACTGGATAGCAGGAGCAGGCATAGACATCGGGTACCAGTATTCGAGCAAACCGAAGACCAGCAATGGCAAGATCGTATATGCGGACTGCTACAAGGTGCCGGATAGGTTAAAAGCGTATGTGCAGCACAACTTTATCATAACATTCTATGAGCCGAACACTGCATCGCTTAGAGATGATCAGAAAGAGATCCTGATGTACCATGAGCTTCTTCATGTAGGAATGAAAGAGACGAAGGAAGGACCGAAATATCATATAGTTCATCATGATATCGAGGACTTCGAGAGAGTCATAAAACAGTATGGAGTAGACTGGGCAAGGTGAGGATATGGCAGGTGGAAGACCGACGAGAATAACTAAAGACGTACTTCGAAAACTCGAAGAGGCTTTTATAAAAGGCCTTAATGACCGGGAAGCCTGTCTTTATGCGGATATTTGGCCGTCTACCCTTTATGATTATTGCCGGGCAAATCCTAAGTTTTCGGAGCGAAAAGAGCTGCTTAAAGAGCAGCCGAAAATGAGGGCGAAACTTAACGTATCCGACCGCATAGATAAGCACGATATATACATATCCACATGGTACTTGGAGCGGAAAGCAAAGGATGAGTTCTCGGCGAAGCATGAGATAGATGTGCAGGGCGAGATCAACAATCCTTTTGCCGGCATGAGTGCCGAGGATCTGAAGAAGCTGATACATGATGATTGACAGAAAGCTCGTAGAGCTTGGAGCGAAGGCAGAGCTGTGCAGAAGAGACTTTTTTGAGTATTGCCACTTCACTGCTCCGGACTTCTATAAAAGAGACAGAAGATATCTGATCGAGATGTGTGAAGAGCTGCAGGCATTCCTTACATCAGATGAGGATGTGCTTATCATAAACGCGCCACCGAGACATGGAAAGAGCAGGACGATAGGCAAGTTCGAAGAATGGGCACTCGGGAAAGACAGAAAACTAAAGATAATGACCGGATCATACAATGAGACGCTCAGCACCACATTCAGCAAAAATGTAAGAGGGACGATCCAGGAAGCCAAAGGCGACAAGTACCGTCTGGTCTACAGCGATATCTTCCCGATGACCAGGATAAAGCGCGGAGATGCAGCCATGAACCTTTGGAGCTTGGAAGGCGGATACAATAATTTCCTTGCCACTTCTCCCACCGGAACGGCCACAGGCTTCGGCGCAGATCTCCTGGTGATCGATGACCTGATCAAGTCGGCGGAAGAAGCCAACAATGCCAGGGTGCTTGATGCGCATTGGGATTGGTTTACCAACACGATGCTTTCCAGATTGGAAGAAGGCGGGAAGATTATAATCATTATGACCAGGTGGCATAGTAAAGACCTTGCAGGAAGAGCCCTGCAGTACTACAAGGAAGCAGGAGCAAAGATCAGGCATATCTCCTACAAGGCCATGAGCGAGGACGGAGAGATGCTGTGTCCGGAGATCCTGTCAAAAGAAAGCTATCAGAACAAGATAAAGGCTATGGGAGCAGACATTGCAGCAGCGAACTACAACCAGGAACCTATAGATATAAAGGGAAGGCTTTACACAAGCTTTAAGACTTATGAGGACGTGCCGAGAGATGAGAACGGCAACGTCCTTTTTGAATGCATTAAGAATTACACAGATACGGCAGATACAGGAGAGGATTACCTGTGCAGCATCAATTACGGTGTTTACCGTGGAGAGGCATATATCCTGGACGTGCTGTATACGCAGGAAGGCATGGAGATAACAGAACCGAAGACGGCGATGCTGCTGCATAACGGCAAGGTGAATGTTGCAGACATAGAGAGCAACTCCGGAGGTCGTGGGTTCGCCAGGAATGTAGAGACAATACTCTGGGAAAAGCATCACAGTAATAGGACAGTGATAAGCCCGTTCTACCAGTCGAAGAACAAAGACTCGAGGATCCTCAGCAACAGCACGTGGGTGATGCAGCACATATACTTCCCGGTGAACTGGAAAGACAGATGGCCGGAGTATTACCAGGCTATGTATGAATACCAGAGAGCCGGCAAGAATGCTCATGATGATGCGCCTGACGCGACTACAGGTGTGGCTGAGAAGGCTCAGAGCGGGAACCGGTTCGGGTTTGATTAGGAGTGAAAACAGATGTTTTACGATTTTAATGTCATGAACAATATAAGAGAGATCATAGCAGAGGGAGCGAGAGCGGCCATGAGCGAGACACAGTTCATTGCTTATGAGATCAAGCGTTGGAAGAACAGCCCGTTGAGAAAGCTTATGCTTGATGCCGAGAGATATTATGCCGGCGATCATGACATTTTAATGGCTGAGAGACAGGTGATCGGGGAAGACGGAATGCTTAAGACCGTGGAGAACCTGCCGAACAACCATGTTATAGACAACCAGTACAAGAAGATGGTCAAGCAGAAGACCAATTACCTGCTCGGTAAACCGATCACATACAGGTCTGATAATGATGCGTATGCCGATGCGGTCACTAAGCTTCTGGGAAGACAGTTCATGCGGACCATTAAGAACATGGGTCGAGACTCGATCAATGACGGAATCGCCTGGCTGTATCCATATTACAACGAAGCCGGAGAGCTTGAGTTCAAGCGGTTTAAGGGATATGAGATGATCCCGGAGTGGCAGGATATTGAGCATACCAAGTTTGACTTCGTGATCAGGCTATATCAGGTGATCGAGTATGAGGGAGCTAATCCTAAGATAACCGAAAAGGTCGAAGTCTACAAAATGGACGGCGTCTACAACTACACGGTCAATTCTGCCGGAGACATAGTTCCGGATCAGGAGCCGTTCCATCCTTATATCGAAGTAGACGATACGGCATACCAGTGGGACAGGATCCCGCTTATTCCGTTTAAGTATAACGATGATGAGCTTCCGCTGATCAAAGGGCTTAAGTCGCTGCAGGACGGCATAAACAAGATCTTATCCACGTTCGAGAACAACATGGAAGAGGATGCCAGGAACACTATTTTGGTGCTTGTCAATTATGACGGACAGAACCTCGGAGAGTTCAGACGTAACCTGGCACAATTTGGGGCTGTAAAGATCAAGACGACTGACGGTGTAGCCGGAGATGTAAGGACGCTGCAGATCCAGGTGAACGCAGAGAACTATAAGGCGATCCTGGAAGTCTTCAAGAAGGCAATTATTGAGAACGCAATGGGCTATGATGCTAAGGATGATCGCCTGGGAAGCAATGCTAATCAGATGAACATTCAGTCCATGTACAACGACATTGATCTCGATGCCAACGAGATGGAGACAGAATACCAGGCAGGCTTCGAGCAGCTTATGTGGTTTATCAACTGTCACCTTGCCAATACCGGCCAGGGTGACTTTTTTAATGAGCAGATAGATGTGATCTTCAACAGAGACATGATGATGAATGAGGCTGACATCATTAACAACGCCCGTAACTCTCTGGAGATCCTGAGCAGAGAAACGGTCGTAGCTAATCATCCGTGGGTAACGGACCCGACGGCAGAGCTTGAGAAGATCGAGCAGGAGAAGCAGGATAACATCGAGCAGTACGGGCTGGCATTTGGCGGACGGCAGGATGAGGAAAGCGAAGAAGACGAAGAAGACGAGGAGTAATAATTCATGGCAACTGAAAAGCAGCTTCGGGACAACAGTGAATATTGGAAGAAGCGTTTTCAGCTGCTCGAAGAGAGAAACCACGATAAGGCCGATAAGCTCTCCGAGAAGCTCAGGAAAGAATATGCGAAGGCTGAGAAGGAGATCGAGAAGCTCACTTATGAGTGGTACGGCCGCATAGCAGCCAATAACGAAGTCTCGATGGACGAAGCAAGGAAGCTTCTGAAAGGAGCAGAGCTTTCCGAGTTTAAGTGGACTGTAGACCAGTATATAGAAGTCGGATCCAAAGAGAATCTGTCCCCGGAATGGATTAAGCAGCTTGAGAACGCATCGGCAAGAGCACATATCTCACGCCTCGATGCCCAGAAAGTGTATCTACGGAATACGGTAGAGAACTTATACGGTAAGGAAGAACAGCTTGTTAAATCAGGTCTTATGGAGACCTACGAAGACAATCTGTATCGCACTGCCTTCGAAATCGAGAAGGGTTGCGGGGTAGGCGTTAACTTCGCAAAGGCTGATACGAGACGCATAGAAGCGGTTATCAACAGACCGTGGGCTCAGGACGCAGAAACCTTCTCTGACAGGATCTGGGACAGCAAGGCTGCGTTGGCTACCGAGCTTGAGACGCAGCTCATGCAGAATGTCATGCTCGGACGCAGCAATGAAGAAGCTGTAAAGGCTATCGAGAAACGCTTCGGAGTTTCATATAGGCAGGCGGACAGGCTTATAAGGACCGAGACTGCAGCTATCGCATCACAGGCGCAGCAGGAAGCATTTAAAGAGCTCGATGTAGAAAAGTATGAGATCGTAGCCACACTCGATAATCGGACGTCTGAGATATGCCAGGAAATGGACGGTAAAGTTTTTGATATGAAGGATTATGAGGTCGGGACGACTGCTCCGCCATTTCATCCTAATTGCCGAAGCTGCACTGTTCCATACATAGATGATGACTTCGGAGAGACGATCCAGAGGGTGGCGAGGGATGAGAATGGCGAAAGAGAAATGCTGTCTGAAAACTTAAATTATAGGGAATGGAAAACAAGATTCCTTCGACAAATGATTGAATCAGATTACAATAGAATTGATTGGCCGAGAAAAGGCATCCCGCTTAGTATAGATGAGATAACTCAGATAAAGGAATATGCAAAGAATAAAAGGATAATTATACAAGGTATAAAACACTTTGATGGAGATAGAGAAGAACTAAAAAGAACCATAGATACTTTGAGCGAATTGGCAGATATTTATCCTGAAGTCAGGGAAGGAAAACATAATTTAAGATTGGAGTTTTCCAGCTTGTTTGCCAGTAATGATTTTGGAGCTACAGACCAGATGGTTATCGTACTTAATATTAACCCATATAGGGACATTAAATTGTTTGAGTCAGAAGTAAAAAAACTGGCAGAGATACATTACTTTACAAGAGGCACAACATATCATGATATTGTAGTACATGAATTTGGGCATGTAATAGCTAATAAATACAATATAAACTGTATAGAAATAGCGGAAAAGATCCTGGGAGAAAAAAACTTCCTAAATAGAAAAGAATTACTCGACGAAATAAAGAGGATTCTTTCTACTTATGGAGGGTCTCGAGCGGATGGCAGTGAGATTATATCAGAATGCTTTTCTTCTGTTTATGGAAGCAACCCAATTCCTGGAGATTTTGAGTTGAGATTTATTGAAGAATGTGATATAATTATCAAAAATAAAAAGGAAGGAGTTCAGAAACAATGATTGCTTGTCCAGAGGCTTTAATATGGCTTGAAAATGATGAAGCATGGGATATCGATTCTAAAGGGAATTTTGTATTGACCGATAAGGCTACAAAAGAAGATGTAAAGAGCTTCAACCTTTATAAAAGGACCTTCTTTAGGAAGCATAGGTCTGCATATTAGATTATTACAAATACTGCATAGTGAACTGTTATAAAGCATCGGGCCTCCGGTGCTTTTTTCATGAGGATCTATCATGGATAAAGACGATTATTTTGTTATCATGTATCGTATACTGGCGTATCTGTACGCATGCTTAAGGACATTAAAAGAAACGATACCTGGGATATGAAAACTGATACTTAGAAGCAAAAATAATACGTGACAATGCTCCGTGGTAATGCTATATTATCCTTATCAGGTATCTAATTTTAGATAGTATTACACGAGGGAGATGAGAATATGCTTAAGGCGGCTGATGTAGCAAAAGTTCTGATATCCATGTTTCAGCTCGATGAGGATGGTATAAGCAATCTTAAGCTTCAGAAACTTTTGTATTATACACAAGGGTTTTCTTACCAGAGATTGAATCGCCCGTTATTTAATGATGATTTTGAAGCTTGGGCATATGGCCCTGTTATTAGAGAAGTATACAACACATACAAATGCTGCGGCCAAAACCCTATATTATCAGATGATGGGGATAGTATTAGCGTTGACGAGCAAGAATTGGAGCTTTTACTGGATGTATCAAGAGAGTATGGTAAGTATACAGGAACAACACTTTCTAATATGACTCATATGGCAGGAGGTCTGTGGAGGAAAACATATGAAAAAGACAAGAATAACATAATTAGTAAGGAGCTTATAAAAGAAGAATTTCAGAATCATACTCCTCAGTTAAAAAAGAACGAAGCTCTATATAGGCTTAGTGACGAAGACTTCGTGGGATATAGGGACGACGATGGCTTTATGGTTCTACCGAAGGAGTGGGATGATGAAGTACAGGAAGTATGATTTATATTGGGCAGAAGTAAAGTTTGAGTATAGTAATGAAATTAAAAAGCGCCCTGTTGTCATTATAAATCAAACTACCGCAGCTATTATATCCCTGAAGGTAACCAGTGTTGGCAGAGGAGATACAATAGATGAAATGCCAATAACTGATTGGAAAGAAGCAGGATTGGCGAAGGCCTCATATATCAGGTTGAGCAAGATGATAAGACTTATCGAATCTGATATGAGAGAAAAGATAGGGACCTTGACCTTTAAAGACATTAAGAGGTTAGACTTAAGGATAGCCTCAAGATAATAAAGTGTAGTATTTTAAGCATCGCTTCGGCGGTGCTTTTATTATGCCCTGCCGTAAGGCGATAAAAGACGGGACATCAGGTAATCCGAGTGGTGCGACCACGAGAAAAAGCGAAGATGAAAGGATGGGAAAGAACATGCAGAGAAACTTTTTAGAAGGCAAAGGACTGAACAAAGAGCTTATTGATGAGATCCTCGATGAGAACAGCAAGGACATCGGGAAAGCCAAAGGAGACCTGGATAACATCAAGAAACAGCTTGACCAGGCTAAGCAGGATATTGCTGACCGTGACAAACAGCTCAATGATCTTAAAAGCAAGACCGGAGACAATGACGAGCTGAAAAAGCAGATCGAGAAGCTTCAGGCTGACAACAAAGCGGCTAAGGAAGCTCACGAAGCAGAGATCAAAGCACTAAAGGTAAGTGCAGCAGTCGAGGCGGCACTCACAGCTTCGAAGGCAAAGAACAACACGGCTGTTAAGGCTCTGCTCGCAGATCTCGACAAAGCAGAGCTTATGGAAGACGGAACGGTCAAAGGATTGTCAGATCAGATCAAGAAGCTCAAAGAGTCCGAAGATACGAAGTTTTTATTTGCAGAAGATAAGCCGGCAGGCTTCAAAGGAATGAAGCCGGGAGAGGCTAAAGACGGTCTTCCGGGTAATTCCGGATCGGGGACAGTGTCCCTCAGAGACGCCATAGCTAATGCTATCGGCGGAAATAAATAAAATGAAAGGCAGGAAATTATAATGGCAGTTACATTAGCAGAAGCTAAAAAGAATGTACAGGATGATCTCCAGATGGGTATCATCGACGAGTTCCAGAAGAGCAGCTGGCTCTTCGATCACCTCACCTTCGATGACTGTGTGTCTCCGACAGGTGGCGGCGCAACACTTACATATGCGTATACCAGGCTTCTTACGCAGCCGACAGCTGCTTTCAGAGCAGTAAACAATGAGTATACGGACGCAGAGGTAACAAGGCAGAGATACACTGCAGATCTTAAGATCTTCGGTGGATCGTTCGCAATTGACCGAGTTATCTCGAATATGGGCGGTATCATTAACGAGGTTACTCTTCAGTCCCAGCAGAAGGCAAAGGCTGCAGCAGCACTCTTCAATGACACCGTTATTAACGGCGACAGCGCTACAGATACCAATGCATTTGACGGCCTCGAAAAGGCTGTTACAGGATCCTCTACGGAGTACATCCCGAGCGCAGCTATCGACCTCAGCACCAGCGCAGCCGTAACATCCAACTACATGGCTTTCCTCGATCAGCTCGATGAGTTTCTTATGGGTCTTGATGGCACACCGTCATTCATAGGTGGCAATACAAAGCTTATCGCTAAGATCAGAGCATGCGCAAGACGTGCAGGCATGTACCAGGTAACAAAGAACGACTTTGGTCAGCAGATCGAGCAGTATGCGAACATTCCGCTTGTTGACTTCGGCGCAAAGGCAGGCTCTAACAATCCGGTCGTACCGATCAGCGCAGACTCAGGCACAGCCGGCGAGACCTCTCTCTATGCAGCTCGCCTCGGTCTTGACGGTTTCCATGCTGTATCGATGGCAGGCGTTGCTCCGGTCCAGATCTGGCTTCCGGACTACAAGACAGCAGGTGCTGTTAAGCGCGGCGAGGTAGAAATGGTAGCGGCTGTTGTACTTAAGGCTACAAAGGCTGCAGGTATCATGCGTAAGATCAAAGTACAGTAAGGAGTGAGACCGTATGGCAAAGATATATGCTCCTAATAAGGAATTCAGCGGGATATCTGCTTCCGTACAGTTTTCGAACGGAGTGGGTGAGACATCCGACAAGCATCTGATAGCATGGTTCAAAGAACACGGCTATGATGTGAAAGAGGATAAGAAGCCTGCGAAAAAGAAAGCGTGATCGTATGGGAGAATACAGAGATCTGCTTGAGATATTAGAAACATATGACGACAGCTATAGCGAGCAGCTCTATTATGACGTACTTAAGGAACTTGATTCTTTCGGGGAACAGGTATCCATAGATGATCTTTATCTTCTGTATATCAGCAAGCAGAATGCAAGGGAATACATCCTGAATAACTGCAATCTGAGTGCTGTTCCGGAAGGGCTGTATTACACCTACGTAAATATGATATGCGGCAGATTCCTAAAGATGCTTAAAGATGCGGGGAGGTTAGACGGTTCGTTTGATCTCTCCGCAGCTATTTCAAGCATTCAGGAAGGAGACACGCAGGTGTCATTTGCAGTAGGGCAGGGCAGTACTACTCCGGAGCAGAGATTTGATGGTCTCCTTGATTATCTTATACATGGCAGGGATGGTGATCTAACATGTTACAGACGGCTGAAATGGTAAAACACGCGATGCATAAGCTGTATATTGGAAGATGCACCGTGAAGTGCGCTGAAAAGAGCCTGAAGGCGAATAAGTCTACACAGATCACATGGTTAACCAAGTATGAGTGTGTGCCTTGCAGGTTGTCTTTTGAGAGCCGCCAGGCAGTATATGAGAAGGGCCTCGGATTTGAAGCGGATAAACAGGCGGTAGTATTCCTGGACAGATGTCTTGAGATCCCTCCGGGATCGCGTCTTATCATCACACAGAACTGCAGGACCGATACTTATACCATAAGCGGTAAGATATCACTCTATCCTTCGCATCAGGAGATCCCTGTAGAGCTTTTAAAGGAGATGGCATAGAATGGACAACATCAATATGACTGATCTTATAAAACTCAGGGACGGTCTTGGCAAGCTCATCGGGAAAGAAAAGGATATCGCAGAAGGCGCATGTAAAGAGGGGGCGCGGCAGCTTCTGGGCCGGACGATTAAAAGGACTCCCGTGAATAAAGGGCAGCTGAGGCGGGGCTGGACAACTACAAAGCCTGTAAGAACCGGCACAGGCGTAACGATTGAGATGATCAACAACGTTAATTATGCGCCATATGTAGAGTACGGTCACAGGCAGCAGCCGGGAAGGTACGTGCCTGCGATAGGTAAACGGCTTAAGAAGAGCTGGGTGCCCGGGCAGTTCATGATGACGAGATCCGCAGAAGAGGTTGAGAAGATAATGCCTCAGATATGTGATAAGCATATAACAAAGGCACTGAAGGAGGCTGGGTTATGATCAAGAATATCATAGACGGTATATCAGAAAGACTATACGACACATTCGGAAGTGGTTATGAGATCTATACGGAAGTTACGGAGCAGGGTGTTACAGAGCCCTGCTTTATGATTACTCTGATTTCACCTTCCGGATCCAGAATGCTTTCGGACCGCGTCAAACGTGAGAACTTGTTCTGCATCCAGTATCTTCCTGGTGACGGAGACAAGCTCGAAGAGATCAATGATATGATAGATGATCTCTACTGGGCGTTGGATACGATCGATACTATTGATGATGATGGTAATGATGTGATCGTAAGAGGGACGGACATGTACAGCGAGATCACCGATCAGGTCCTCAGCTTCTTCGTTCATTATGATTACTTCGAGATAAGGACGCATGATAAGGACCTTATGGAAGAGATCTCGGGAGAGATAGAGGCTATGGGCTATAGCAAATATACAGAAACAGATAATTAAAGACTCGGCGCGGTGGAAACGGCCGCGTCCGGGATAGCATAAACGAAAGGCAGGTAAATAAAATGGCTTTTGGTGGTGGCACATGGACAGCACAGAACAAAGTGCTTCCGGGCAGTTATATTAACTTTGTCGCTGCATCGAGAGCAGGTGCCGGTACCGGAGAGAGAGGTATAGTAACTGTACCGATGTCGATCGGCTGGGGACCTGCGGGGAAAGTTATTGAGATCACACAGGCAGAGGCTTCCAAAACTGTATTTGAGAAGCTTGGCTATCCGCTTGGTGCTGAAGCGCTTAAGTGGCTCAGGGAACTTCTCCTCCATGCAGAAACGGTACTCCTTTACAGAGTAGATAGTGGAGACAAGGCAGACAATACCTATGCAGAAGCTCTTTATGCAGGAGCTCGCGGTAACGATATTGGTATTGCTATCATCGCAGATGCAGACAGAGAAGGCTACTTCGATGTTGTAACATATGTAGAGAACACAGAAGTTGATCGTCAGTCTGTAAATGCCGTATCAGCACTGACGGCAAATGAATGGGTTACATTCAAGACATTCACACTTGAGGCGGTAACCAAGACACCGCTTACAGGCGGCACCAACACAGCAGCAGATCTGACAGCTTACCAGGCATATCTTGATGCAATGGAAAGCTACAGCTTCAATATCATGGCTGCTCCGGTAACTGATAGCTCACTCAAGGCACTCTTCACAAACTATGTAAAGAGGATGCGCGACGAGGAAGGTATCAAGTTCCAGGTTGTGCTTTACAACTATGCAGCAGCCGATTATGAAGGTGTCATCTCGGTATGTAATGCTGATACAGACGGCAACGGCACACTCATTTACTGGGTAGCCGGTGCAGAGGCAGGCTGTGAACTCTCTTCCAGCTGCATGAATATGCTTTATGACGGAGAGTATGACATCAATGCTAACATGACGCAGGCGCAGCTTGAGTCTGCTTCACAGTCCGGTCAGATCGTATTCCACAGAGTAGGAAGTGAGATCAGAGTGCTTTACGATGTAAATACTCTTAAGACCTATACTCAGGGCAAGGACGATCAGTTCAGCGAGAACCAGACGATCAGGGTCATCGATCAGATTGCAAATGACATCGCAGCGATCTTTAACACCAAGTATATTGGTAAGATCCCGAATGACGAATCCGGCAGAGCTTCCCTCTGGAATGATATCGTGGAGCATCATTATGCGCTTGAGACAGCCGGAGCGATCTCCGACTTTGACGAGGCTGCAGTTGAGGTAGAAGCCGGTGAAAAGAAGGGTGCTGTCGTTGTAACAGACGTGATCACGATCATCGGAGCTATGACACAGCTCTACATGACAGTAACAGTAGGATAAGGAGGGGCAAGTAGAATGGCAGGTAAAGTAATGAAGGCTCAGGACGCCATTAACGGTGCTCTGGCCGAATGCTACGTAACTATCGGGACCAACAGATACAACTTCATGCAGCTCATTAAGTTCGAGGCAAAGGTTGATAAGACTAAGAGCGAAGTGCCTATCCTCGGCAAAACCGGCAAAGGCAACAAGTCCAACGGCTGGAAGGGAACCTTCACCGGGACAGCGCACTACAATCAGTCGATCATGAGAAAGCTCCTTCTTGAGTACATGAAGACAGGCCTTGATACATACTTTGATATCCAGGTTACCAACAACGATCCGGCAAGTGCTGCAGGCAAGCAGACAGTGATCTTCACCGGCTGCAATCTTGACGGAGGTACACTTGCGAAGTTCGATGTTGATGCAGAATACCTCGACGAGGAAGTATCAGGTACCTTCGAAGATGCCCGCATGAAGGACAGCTTCAAGGTTTTAAGCGGTATGAAATGATTAAGACAATCGGCGGACAGCTAACGGTATGACCGGACAGGCGGTGCCTCCTACGCTTGCTGTCCGTATCAGGAAGGCATAGGAGGCTTAAGACATAAGGAGGCAATATATGTCAGGATTAAGAGCATTTTTCAAGGAAAACAAGGCAGAAAAGAAGACAGTTCAGTACGCAGCCACCAAGTCATTAAAAGACGAGAACGGCAATCCGCTGTTATGGACATTGCGTCCGCTCACTACAAAGGAGACAGAGGCGATAAGGGAAGACTGCACACGTGAGGTTCCGATAACCGGCAGACCGCATCAGACAAGACTGAAGCTTGACACGAGCAAGTACATAACTTCATTGATCGTCGCATCGATCGAAGAACCTAATCTGTATGACGCGGATCTTCTTGACAGCTACGGCTGCATGAAACCGGAAGATCTCATCAAAGAGATGATAGATGATCCCGGTGAATGGAACGCTCTTACCGAGTTTATTAATGAGCTCAACCACTTTTCGAGTCTTGAAGACAAGGTGGATGAAGTAAAAAACTGATTAAGGAAGGCGATGCTGACGCTAACTATGCGGCGTACTGCCTGCATGAACTGCATATGCTGCCTTCTGAGTATTTATCCCTCTCCGATAAAGAGAGGGCTTTTATTATAGCTGCCATTGATATAAGGCAGGAATACCTTAAGAAAGAGACAGCTAAACTAAAGAGGTGATTATTTGGCAAGAAATATATCAACTCAGATGACAATAGTGGACAGGATGTCAGCACCTCTGCAGCGGATCTACAGCTCTGTAAACAACCTGATTGGAGCTATGCAGTCAGCTAATACGGCAAGCGGCGATATGTTTGATATCGGAGCGATCAACAATGGCGGTGAAGCTATTAGAGACGCAGCCGAAGCAACGGATCAGATGCGGACAGAGATGGAAGAAGCGTCTAATGCCGGGACTCAGATGACCAATAACATGAACCAGCAGAAGACGGCAGCCGAGAAGCTGACAACAGCGATCAAAGGGATTGCAGCCGCATATCTGGGAGTTCGAGGCATAAGGGCCTTTACAGGGTTCCTGCAGGACAGCTTCAGTTTGTATGAGACTCAGACAAAGGCAGAGACGCAGCTCAAGCTGGTCCTTTCGAACATGGTCGAGGATTATGACTCAGCATATAATGCCATCAATGCGAAGGCTAAGCAGATTCAGGCGGCAGGAATGTACGGCGATGAGGCTATGCTCGCGGGAGCAGGTGAACTCGCTACATATTTCACGGATCCTAAAGCTATCGTCTCCATGATGGATACTCTCGCAAACTATGCCGCAGGCATGTCGCTCGGTGGAGAAGTAGATGCCACGTCTATGGTAGATTATGCTACGGGTATAGGCAAGATGATGTCCGGGGCATATGACGCCATGACAAAGAAAGGCTTCGAAGTCACTGATCAGCAGAAAGCAATCATCGAAGGGACAGCCACTCAGGCGCAGATCGTCGATGAGCTCGGAGAAGAGTATATTAACTGCAGCCGTGACATGCAGGCTGCAGCCACGATAAATAACATCATCGAAGAGTCATGGTCCGGGCTTTATGCGACAATGAGCAAGACGCCTTCCGGGCAGATAGCAGCGTTCAGGAACCAGTGGGGAGATATGAAGGAAACGATAGGCTCTCAACTGGCACCGGTCGTATCCCGCTTTCTTACAAATCTTGAAGCGCATATTCCTCAAATAGGCAATATGCTCAGCGGTATCGTTAATGTGCTTTCGAGCATAATCATGGGAGCGTTGACGGTATTCGAGTTTATAAGTGACAACTGGTCAATTATAGCACCGATCATCCTGGGAATAGTGGCCGCATTAGCAATATGGACGCTGCAGCAACATCTGCATGAAGTAGCGATAAAAAGGGCAACAATGGCTCAGCTGAAATTGAATGCTGCTATGTCTCCGGTTCTGCTAATACTAACTATTATTATAGCTATTGTTGCGGCAGTATATGCAGTAGCCTCGGCAATAGCCAAGCTGACAGGAGTCGCAAGCACTGGTTTTGGAGTGATAACCGGGGCAATAAACGTGGTAATTCAATTTTTTAAGAATCTGGGATTAACGGTAGCAAACATAGCTCTGGCGATGTGGGGGGCATTAGGTGCCGTAGGTTGGAATATCAAAGAGGTGTTTATCGGAGCGCTAAATTATGTTCAGGCGGGCTTCTGGGACTTTCTTGGCACTGTTACATATGTTTTGGCACAGATCATGTGGGCATTGGATAAGATACCATTCGTTGATCTGGACTGGGAAGGTATGGAAGACACATCTGCTAATTTCCATGCTAAAGCACAACAGCTCAGAGATGACAGCTTTAACTTTAAAGACGTAGGAGATGCATTTAGTGAAGGGTTGAATACCTTTGATACATTTTCAGACGGATGGGCCGGAGATGCATTTGAAGCAGGGGCTTCTTGGGGTGACGGCGTAGCAGCTGGTATAGAGGATGCTTTAGGGTGGTCATCAGGATCTGCAGAAGTGGATCTTGGAGACACCAATCTTCTGGATAGTGGATATGATTATGAGGACACTGTCAACAATATGGGAGATGATCTTTCTGATATATCAACCAGCAACAAGGCCATAGCCGACAGCGTATCAAGAACTTCGGAAGAGCTGAAATACCTGAGAGAGATTGCAGAGCGGCAGGCTATAAACCAGTTTACAACGGCTGAGATTAAAATCGATATGTCCGGAATGCAGAATAAGATATCAAGCGATTATGATGTCGAAGAAATCGGAAATCAGCTTGCAGCAACTTTACTTTCCGACCTTCAGATGAGCGCGGAAGGGGTGCATGTATAAATGTATAAGATCTATTTAAACAAAATACTGTTTCCGATTGCGCCATCTGAGATCAAGCAGTCGGTAGGGAATAAAAATTCTACGATAACGCTTATTAACGAGGGGGAGGTAAACCTGCTGAAAAGCGCAGGGCTTAAGACGGTAAAGTTTAAGCTGCTTCTCCCTTCTCTTATATATCCTTTCGCGAAATATAAGGACGGCTTTAAGCCGGCGATGTACTATGTAAATCTCCTGGAAAAGTGGAAGAGAGAGAAGACGGTGTTTGTCCTGGCACTCAACAGATCTACCTATGGCGGCACGCAATCAAATGAGAATCTTAGATTAAAGGTAACTTTAGAGGAACTGCATGTGACCGAATCAACAGCTAACGGTATTGACATGGAAGCCGATCTGACGCTTAAAGAGTATCGGACATTTGCCACGAAGGCTTTCAAGGTGTCCAAAACGACAACTACCAATAGCCAGGGCGATAAGTCGAACAAGACAACGGTCCAAGAGACTAAGACCAGAGATGCGAGCGGCAAAGACAAAGCTAAGTCTTATACGATTAAATCAGGTGACACGCTTCCGAGTATCTCACAGACTCAGTTCGGGAATACAGGATATGCATCTGAAATCTATCAAAAGAACAGAACAGTGATAGAGGATGCTGCAGTCAAAAACGGCAGGGCATCTTCCCTTAACGGAACGTATCTTTATGCCGGCACGGTTCTTGATCTTACCGGGATTGGAGGCTGATCATGGGAACATGGGTTTGGCCGGTGCCAAGTTGCACCACGATCAGTTCAGGATTCGGCACAAGAAGCGCACCAACAGCAGGCGCATCCACAAATCACATGGGTATAGATATCCCCGGGGTACGCGGAGCATTTATATATGCAGCAAGACCGGGGAAGGTGACCAGGGTGGCATATAACAGTACCCGGGGAAACTTTCTGGAGATAACTCACGATGGAGGGTATCTCACGAGGTATCAGCACTTGGTGACAGCTCCGGCTGTAGATGTGGATCAGATAGTTGCTGCCGGACAGTTTATAGGGCAGGTCGGATCCTCAGGTGTGGCAACAGGACCGCATTTGCATTTTGAGCTTATGTACGGAGCCTCCTATCTGGATCCGGCAAAATATATTAGCCCTGAGGACACGATCAAGAGTTATCAGTCAAATGTGGTAGGGACAAAGCCAATATCATATTACGGCAGGTCTCATTCAGAGAGCGTTAAAGAGTCCATGACCGGGCTCGACTTCAACGTTCCATATACTCAGAGCATAGTGACCGACAATGGGATCCTTACTACAACCACCTATGGCCCGGCGTCATCCTCTTCGGTAGAGATCACTAAGGTTGTTAACAAGTACAGCCTCGGGAAGACTTCCTCATATAAATACGGCACTGTTCTAAGGGACTATAAATCAGTGGCCAATACCGGAGCAGAGCTTCTGATCATGAACGGAGACACAATCTTCATGCCATGCATCGAAGGCGATTTGAAGTATGAGAGCAAAAGGAAGAACAGTCCGGGCAAAATGACCTTTACAGTTGTTCAGGATAAAGTGCTCAAGGTAGTCGAAGGTAACCCGGTGCGATTCAGATATGATGGAAAGAATGTGTTCTACGGTTATATCTTTGAGAAGAGCAGAAAGAATAAGGACCTGGTAACGATAACTGCGTATGATCAGATCCGATACCTTAAATATAAAGACAGCTTTGCATACTCAAATAAGAAGTACAGCGATCTGCTAAAGATGATATGCAATGCGCATCATCTTGCGATGGGAACTATCTGCGACACGGAATACACACTGGATCCGGAAGTGGCCGAGGATACGCTCCTCGATATCCTCATGAATGCATCGGACTACACTACGCTGAACACCGGCAAGCTGTATGTCTTATATGACGATTTCGGCAAGCTGTGCCTTAAGAATTGCCAGGATATGATGGTAAACATAGTCATCGACGAGGAGAGCGGCGAGAGCTACGAATACACGAGCACGATAGACAAGGATGTTTACAATAAGATTGTTTTAGCAAGGGACAACGATGAGACCGGAGAGCGAGAGCTCTATACCATTACAGCCGAGCAGAACACTGCCGCATGGGGAGAGCTTCAATATTATGAAAGCTCTGACTCAGATCCCGAGACGCTTAAAGCGAAGCTGAAGCAGCTTCTGAAATACTATAACCAGAAACGGCGCAAGCTGACTCTTAAGGGGCTTATTGGTGACACCCGTGTCCGCGGCGGAAGCTATATTATGGTAATGTTTAAGTTTGACGATATCAAGCTTCAGAACTTCATGCTGGTTGAGGAAGTTACGCATAAGTTCAGTAACGGAAGGCACAGCATGGATCTTAAAGTTGTTTCGGGAAGAGGTGATTTTGTTGCATGATCTGAATGCAGTTATTAAGCAGGCGGCACTCGCGGCAGTGAACAACAGCAAACCGATGCAGCTGTATATAGCAACCATTGTAAGCATGGACCCGATAACCGTCAGGATGTCTCAGCAGATAACGATTGATGAGGCATTCCTGATTAAGACACAGACTCTTATGTCATGCAGCGCAGGCGATAAGGTCGTTCTTTTAAGGCAAGCCGGAGGCAGCAGATATGTAGTTGTAGATAAGGTGGTGGAATAATGATACCGGTATATGAGGATATAGTGGAACCAGATTATGATGTCATTACTTATCCGACACGTACATACAAACTGGATACGGACAACTTCAGAATAAGAGGTTATACGGATCGGCTTGAAGCCATGAAGCAGGCGATACTGCTTATGCTTAATACCGAAAGATTCCAATATGCCATCTATTCATGGAATTACGGAGTGGAACTATGGGATCTCTTCGGTGAGCAGGCGAATGCTGCCGCAGCTGAAGCACAGACGGCCATAGAAGAAGCTCTCATGCAGGATGACAGAATCATATCGGTAAGTGGTTTTGAAACCAGTTACAGCAGAGGGAAAGTAACAATGGAATTTACAGTCGAAACCACCGAGGGGACGGCTCATATCGTAAAGGAGGTGGATATAGATGTTTGAAAATATGACACCGGAGAATATCCTTGCGAGACTATTGGAGAACGCTCCGACGGATGTAGACAAGAGAGAAGGATCTATCATATTCGATGCCCTTGCGCCTGCGGCATTTGAACTAAGCCAGCTTTATACAGCGATAGATATGTTCCTGACTGAAAGCAATGCTGCAACGGCATCAAGGCCTTATCTGATACTTAAAGGTTATGAAAGAGGCATCGTGCCGAGAGCAGCCACTTATGCAATAGTGAAGGCCGTACTGCTGCCGCATACACTTGATCTGATCGGGACCAGATACTTATGCGACGGTCTTGCTTATTCAGTTTTGAGCAAGAATGAAGACAACTCATATATGCTTTCATGCGAGACACCGGGGACAGAAGGGAACAGATACACCGGAACACTTGTCCCGATAGAATATGTCGAAGGTCTTACTAGTGCGGAGATTACCGGTCTGGCAATACCTGGCGAAGATGAAGAGGACACGGAAGTTTTCAGAGACCGATATTTTGATACCTTCACTGTAGATGCTTTCGGCGGGAATAAGAGAGACTATATCGACAAGGTCGAGAGCATAGATGGCGTGGGTGCGTGCAGGGTGGTTCCTGTGTGGGACGGCCCGGGGACGGTTAAGGTGATCATCACAGATGGAGACATGGAACCTCCTTCTCAGGACCTTATTGATAACGTACAGGAGATTATAGATCCGGATCAGGAAGGCAACGGTACCGGCTGGGCTCCTATAGGGCATGTGGTAACAGTGGCAGGAGCTGCCGAACTTAGTGTGACGGTGACCGGGACATTTACATTCGAAAGCGGCTATACATTTTCAGGCACGAAGTCAGAGATGGAGGCTGCAGTTAAGGTATACCTGGATGAGCTTCGCCAGGCATGGAAGACGGCAGACACAGGTCTGATAGTGATCAGCAAAGTAGTTGGAGCACTTATCTCTGTTGAAGGAGTATCAGACGTGCAGTCAGTAAAGGTGAACAATTCCTCTTCGAATCTCAGCTATTCGGGCGATCTGCTGCCGGTATTAAATGAGGTGGTTGAGAATGAGTAGAACGATTGATCTAAAGGAATACTTGCCTGATTATATTCGAAGCTATTATGAGATGAAAGTAATCATGGATGCAGAGTCTGATGAGCTTTCGGAAATGTGGGATATACAGGAATCAAACTTTGATAAGACCTTTGTCGTGAATTTTGATGAAGAACAGGTGGCATATTACGAAGGTTTGTTCAGCATTACACCCTCTCCGGAAGATACTCTTGAGAGCAGGAAGGACAGGATCATATCCTGGCTTTCAGGATCCTCTCCGTACACGCTCAAATGGCTTATGCAGGAAGCGGCAGGGCTCATTGGCTCTGAAAGCTTTGACATGACGTGTGATCTTGACGGATACAGCATCAATATAATGGCCAGCACGGAGAACAGGCTTAAGTTTCTTGAGTTTGTAAAGCTTATAGATAAGGTCCTTCCGTGCAATCTCGGAAGGACCATAACTAATGCAACAATGTATAACATTAATACTAAAACGAAGGCCGTCGGCATCGTCGGCGCAACTTACATTTCGGAGGTGACCGCATGATAACATATGGTCAGGTGGTATTTACCACAGCAGGGCTAAATGCGCTTACTGCTGCTATAGGCAATCAGCAGACGATTCGTTTTACAAAAGCTGCCGCATCGTCTCACACATACGATGCATCAGACATATCGGCGTTAACAGCACTTGCCGATATAGAGCAGGAAGCAGATATAGCAACAGCGTCTGTTCAATCAGGCCAAGTGACTTTGAGGTGTACGTTAACCAATAAAGACGTAGCGACAGCATATAATATAAAAGCTGTCGGGCTCTACGCCATGATTGGCAGCACAACATATTTGATCGGAGTCAGTCTCCCGTCAGAGACTGATGTAATGCCTGCTTATGACGGACTTAGCCTTGCAGGTATAACATACAGTTTCGTTATCGCAGTAGAAGACATAGGAACGACAACAATCCAGGTCAACGACAGTGCTTATGTGTCGGCGCAAGAAATGCAACAGGCGATTACTGACGCTTGTGAAGATGCTGTGGATGAAGCGGTATCAGATGCAGCCACGGCCGCAGCCGGGATTTATGCGACAAAGGCCGAGGCACTGCAGGACGCACAGGATGCTCTTGCCGCGGCTGAGACTGACGCTGCGAGCAAATATCTGCCAATTACCGGAGGAACCATGACAGGAGACCTGCATTTGTCAGGCAGAAATGTGGTAATTGATACTCATGGAAGAGGCGTGCATTGGACTTTTGCAGATGGTACAATTAAGCTCTTGTCAAGCAGCAACGGGAGCACGTTTAACCTTGTAAGTCAGCTGCTTAATGGCGACAGTTGGTTCAAAAACTTTATTAAACTAAACAGTCCGTTTACTTCAAGTGCTTCTATTGGTCTGTTGGCTGATGCTATTACCCTAACGAGTACAGTAGCAGATATTCTGTCAGGGATGTTAAACATTAATGCATCAACAGGCACGATCAGTGCTATAAATGGCGGCATTACGGTGTCTCAAAACAGCATTAACCTGCAGGATAAAGTATTACTCAATAAGCAGAGCCAGGGCGGAGTGATCAAACTGTATGATGCGGACGGTGGATATACGACTGTATTTCATAACTCTGATAATTCAAGGATCAGAATTAAACGATATGACAGCAACGGTACTGCGACCGGACAGTATGACCTGCCTTATGACATTACTATGAATATCGGCAATGTGATACTTGGCCTTGCATTCTCAGGCAACAGGTTGACATATACTAAGGCCAACGGAGATACTGGTTATGTAACGATCGCGAATGCCACACAGAGCGCAGCAGGGCTTATGTCGTCAACAGATAAGGCTAAGGTAGACGGCCTCTCTGATACCTATTTGCAATTGACCGGAGGCAAACTTACTGGATCCAAAGGATTACAGCTTAAAGCCTCGAATGGCGGGCCTACGGCGGGACTTGTTCCGTTCTATACAGACAACTCAAATCTTACAGACATTAATTACGGCGTGAAACTGCAGGGAGATATAAGTGACACATCAGACCAGTATTGCCGAGTCAATCTTGCAGCAGATACCGTAAGGCATTGGTGGCATTTAAGCCCTCATAGCGATGGGCATACCTTTTTAGGGCACCCTAATAGAAGGTGGGGGCAGATTTACTCAACCAACTCGACAATCAGCACATCCGATAGAAGCGTTAAGAATGACATCGACGTCCTTTCTGAGAAATACCTGCGGTTCTTCTCGCTGCTTATCCCGGTAAGCTTCAAGTTCACAGACGGCACATCCGGAAGGACACATGTAGGTTTCATAGCTCAGGATGTAGAAGATGCTATGGAGAGGGTTGGTCTTTCAGATCTTGACTTCGCAGGCTTCTGCAAGGACTGGGACGCAGAGAACAATAAGTACGTATACGCGCTCCGTTATGAGGAGTTTATCCCTATCAATACTGCGGTGATTCAGAATCTGCAGGCTAGATATGAAGCCCTCGAAGATCGGCTTGCAGCCATTGAGAGCAGATTGGAGGAAGCATGAGCAGTACGATATGGACGATCATAGTGTCTGCCGGCATTCCGTCCGCAGTGATCGGGATCCTGATTGGCAGGCTTAATAAGCGTATCGAGAAACGGGACCAGGAGAAGGAGGCATGGGAGCAAGCGAGACAGAAACACGAGGTCATGATGATCAAACTTATTCTGGCTACGCTTTCGCTATCCGAGGCCACGGCTGAGGCAGTACAGCGCATTCCGGATGCGCATTGCAATGGAGACATGCATGCAGCGCTTGAAGAGGCAAGGCGTATGAAGAACGAATACCGGAGCTTCGAGACGGAGCAGGTAGTCAAAAGTCTAAACAACTAATGAAACGGGCACTTGGGAGTGATCTCAAGTGCCTTTTTAAAAGAATGGAGGGAGAGTATGTACGGATTTACAGAAGTCGCTGCTATAGTGGTGATCTGCTATCTGATCGGCATGTGCCTTAAAATACTTCCGGCTGTTCCGGATAAGGCAATACCGGTGCTGGTAGGCATCTGCGGTCTTATCCTGGGCATCGTAGCTTACATAGCAACACCTGAGATCATGGCAACGGATAACATCTTTGATGCGGCAGCCATAGGCATTGTATCCGGTCTTGCGTCTACCGGCATTAATCAGATCGGTAAGCAGCTTACGAAGGAGGAGTAAAGGATGATCAGATGGACCACACCGACACTGGCGTTTTTAGTTCCTGAGCCATCGATCCTCGGCTGCAATGTGTATGTAACACTCGAGCAGAAGGGAAGAGTGCTTACCATGAATGATCCTGATGTTGAACTGACTGACGATGAGACCGGAGTAAGCATTGAAGTGCATCTTACGCAGAAGCAGACCGCAGACTTTAAGCTCAAAGAGCCTGTTAAAGTACAGGTTAACTGGATAGATCAGTATGGCGAGCGTAATGCGACTGTGGAAAAGGAGATCACGGTGTATGACAACCTTCTGAAAGAGGTGATCGAGTATGGCTCGAGCTGAATATTGTCTTGAAGTTATTGAGCAGGATCCGATCGATCTTAGAGTCCCGTGTCAGAGGCCTATATACTTCCAGTCAGGTGAGTACATTCCAACGACCGCCGGTGGGACGAAGGATCATACGAAACTTAAGAACAGAGACTTGCCAGACCAGCATCCGATGAGTGCGATTACGGGATTACAGGAAATGTTTGAAAATCTGATAATTGACTGTGGTTCGGCAACGGAGGTGATATAATGTGCAAGCACGGATAAAGCAGAAGATTGACACGACAGCCGCATGGAACGCCAACAGGGATTTTATTCCGTTAAAAGGTGAGTTAATTGTATACGCCGATTATGAAATGAAAGACAGTATGCCAGTACCGAATTTTAAGGTAGGCGATGGCGATGCATATTTAATTGATTTACCGTTCGTGGATGCGGTAACACGTGACCGTTTGAATGCGCACATTTTAGACGACAGCAGACATTTACGAGCGGGCGAAAGAGAATTTTGGAATAACAAGTCTCGTTCCTATGTTGAAGATAACACATTAATTTTGACGATATTGTAAAGGAGAGAAAGAACATGCCGTATATTGATAAGATAGCTACAACAAATGGGACGGTCTATGATGTATATGATTCGGGTGCAAGAGAATTAATTGACGAGTTACAGCAATATACCGATTATCTGGGCGTTACGACAACGGCATTAACAGAAGGTGCTACTACTAATCCGATCACTATTGGCGGCGAGAGTGTCACAGCTAAGAAAGGTAATATTGCTAATTACGGCGCAAAAGAATTTATATTTAACGGCACGAAATGGCAGGAATTTGGCGATTTAAGCGGTTTAGGATCACTTGCGTACAAAAATAGCGCAAGTGGTAAGTTTACGCCGCAAGGCTCAATTTCACAGCCGACATTTACAGGCACAGAGAAAACGCTTTACGGTTATTTTTCGGATGTTGCGGAGTTGCCATTCCAGTACACGCCAGCGGGCGATGTATCGCAACCGACATTCACGGGAACACAGGGCAACGTATCTGTAAGCGGTACGGTTGCGGATAGCGTAACGTTATCCACATATACCGCAACGGCAACAGGCAGGATAGATGTTACTCCTGCTGGTGAAGTGACACAGCCGACATTTAGCGGTACAGCTGGGAACGTATCCGTAAGCGGAACGCCTACTGGGAATGTTACTATCAGTAAGGGAACAGGAACAGCGAATTATACTCCGGAAGGAAGTATCACGGTAGCTAATCCTACTGTAACGCTTAACACGACAACCGTACCGAATGTAACAGGTGTGGGTTCATTGCCATCGTTATCGACAACAGTTGAGGATCATACTCTGAAGTTTAATTGGAATGCGGGTGCGCTTCCGACAACAGGCACAGCGATTACAGTTGCGACAAGTGTTAAGTCAGCAACGGCTAACGGCGGTTCATTTACGGGCACAGGTGCGGAACTTAAAGCGACATTCGCGGGAACGGCATTTAATTCAACGGGAACGTTTACGCCAGCGGGTACAGTATCACAGCCTACATTTAGTGGTACGGCAAAGTATGTGGGTGCAACAGTAGGGACAGCGACAAAGACCATGACAGGCACATTTACACCTTCTGGAACTGTAAGTCAGCCGACCTTTACTGGTACGCAGGTTGACAGAACGATAGATGTAAGTGTGGGAGGAAATGTAGGATTTAAAACAAACGTAGAAGATTCTTATAGCACTAACGGCATTGATATCACGCCAGCGGGCACAGTTAGTCAACCGACATTTACAGGTACAGAGGGCGATGTAACAGTATCGTGATTTAAGGTGGGGCAATGTCCCCGCCTTTGTTTAAAGAGGTGGAAATATGGCAAATGTGAACATATCTAATATGAACGGGTTGGCTGATAGCAACAAGTATTCGTTTAAGGCTATGACTATTCCTTATGGTGAAGTTGACAGCACAAGTACAAGCACTGCGTTTACTGCTACAGTACAAGGGATAGACCAGCTTATTGACGGAACGGTTATGTACTTGAGAAATAATGTTGTCACGTCCGCATCGGGATTTACCTTAAACATAAACGGATTAGGTGCAAAGCCAGTGTATAACAATATGGCGGATGCGACACGTGAAACTACGTTATTTAGTGCTAATTACACGATGTTATTTGTTTACAACGAGAACCGTATAAGTGGTGGTTGTTGGGATTTATATAGAGGATATAACTCCGATACTACAACAGGGCGAGAAGGTTATTACTATTTCAGACCATATGCGGGACAGGCGACATATAGATACAAGTATCTTATGGAGGGCACGGATGGCAGATTATATCCGATAGTAACAACAGACCAGACGTCAGCGACAATAGTTACGAAAACGCCAACAACAGCTAAGTTAAGACCGTGGAAGATTTGGTATTATAACGGTACAGCGACAGTAAGTGCTGGCGGTGCATTTGGGGCGCAGACGGTATTCCCAGAATTACATCATACAACGGCACAGTATAACTTTAACGCGGCTACAGGGACGTATGCGTTGATATTTCTTGTGGGTGATTATGACGCAAGCAAGGATGAATTCACATTGTTGACGGGAAATAATTATTATAAATTTATCCGTTACAATACAGCGGTTGATTGGGAGAATGCTGGGTTAACAACGGGTAAGTATTATTTGCTGTTAGGTTCGTCGTATTCGACTACGAATTATGTGCAGTTATTCCAAGTGAATCCGTTCTATTACTTTGACGGGACAAGACTTGTACCGATCTACAAGAAAGTTGCCGAAGATTTAGTATCAGATATTGACGTGCCGACAAAGACCAGTGATCTGACTAATGATAGTGGCTTTATTACATCAGCAAGCGTGCCAAGCGCATATACATCAAATCCTGCTATGGACGGAACTGCAAGTGCAGGGTCATCTTCCAACTATGCTAAAGGCGACCACGTACACCCTACAGATACCAGTCGCGCGCCATTAGCGAGTCCAGCCTTTACAGGAACGCCGACAGCTCCAACGGCAAGTTCAAGTACAGACAATACACAAATTGCTACAACAGAATTTGTGAATAATGTTATAGACCTGATAACAAAAAATGCTGATGTTACTGATACGGATTTATCTGGGAATGTTGTTTATACAGTTGCACAGCAAGGTGGAAGAATTCAGCCGTTTAAAACATCCATTAATAATCCATTAGCTGAATCAAGCGCAAGACAGGTTGTTTTTAGTCAATCTGGAGGAGCGGTAACGATATTAAATACACTTGATTTCAGTGTGGCGGCAAGCTTGTTTAATAGCCAATCAAAACTGAATTTTTTAGAGGTATTGCAAGCGTCTGAAGGAACGCCAGTTGTTATTCGGAATTATGATGTTGCTCATGTTAGTGCTGTAAATCAGACAATAACATTGACAAGTACGGATGATACAAAGTTGTATGTTGTTGTTCTGACATGCACAAGTGGTACAATATCTGGCGGTTCATATACCGAGGTTGACTTGGGCGGCGGGGGTGGTTCTGTTTCACCTTCGAGCGCAACACCATTGATGGATGGCACGGCGGCGATTGGCACAAGTACAGATTACGCAAGGGGCGACCACGTTCATCCGTCTGACACTGCGAAGCTTGACAAAACGGGTGGACAGCTCACAGGCAACTTAACATTATATGCTGCAAGCGGCGACTCTCCTGCCATTATCTTCCAACGCGGGACTTTGACTGATAACTACAATGACTGGCAAATAGTTGATAGCGGAGGTTATCTGTATTTCAAGCAAAGAGGTCAGGGAAGTTCATCTTTCGGGAATATGGCTCATATAGACACCAATGGCGGAATACATGGTACTACTTTATATGGGAACCTTAACTGGTCGTATATTACTAATAAGCCAACTATACCAACACTTCCTAATCAAAAGGTGTTCTATGGTTATTGTAGTACCGCTGCTGCAACATCTGCAAAGGTGGTTTCGTGTGAGGACTTTGATGCATATGATTACGCATCAGATGAAGATGTGCTGATTGGTATTCTTTTTGCGAATGGTAACAGCTGCCTATCCGGCACTCTGAATATAAACAATACAGGGGCGGTTGATTATAATGGGGCAGTTACTACGGGTTATGGCATGGTATGGTTTACCTACAACAGTACACATGATGAATGGGCTCCGATTCAGGATTTTGCATCTACGAGCAATTATGGCATTACCAAGCTTACCAATTCATATTCGTCATCAGACACTGCTACCGCCGCGACACCTGCGGCAGTTAAGACAGCCTACGACCTTGCAAATGGTAAATCGACTGTAAGCTTTAACAGATCGCTGGACAGCGGCACGCAGATCGGCACGATCACGATTAATGGTTCGAGCACGGCAATATATGCGCCAAACGGTGGCGGAAGTCAGGTATTTGTTGTTGAGTTCAACTTAGACAATGATCAGTGTGATACATCTTACAGTTCTTTCGAGACCGCATTAACAGAACAAAGTCCAGTTCCAATCGTGGTGAGAGCAATACTTAATCAGGACGAAGTTTACATGACATCAAACATTTACAAGGACTACGGTCAGGGTCAAGATATTGTTATTACATTTATGCACGGGCTTGACTATTTTAAGTTAACGTATACAAGCAACGGTGCAATTAATTATACGGGTTGGGAATCATTGACTAATGCGGACACGACAAGCTATTAAGGAGGTGGCGTATGAGTAAAGCAATTATCACGGAAAGTAATTTGACAAATATTGCTAATGCGATCAGAGCAAAGAACGGAGCGTCAAACACATATACGCCTTCACAAATGGCAACGGCGATACAGAATATAGTCACAACGCCTACGTTACAAGCTAAGACAGCGACGCCAGCCACATCACAACAAATTATCACAGCTGATAGTGGATATGACGGGCTATCGCAAGTAACAGTAAATAGCATACCGTCAGAATATGTAATACCTTCCGGAGAAATAACATTAGACGAGAATACAGTTTATAATGTGACTAATTATGAAACAGCTCTTGTGAATGTAAGCGCACCTACTACATATACACTGTTACATAGTTCTTCGGAAAGTGTTAATTATTCGTCAACAAGTGCTTCACAGCTTAAAGAAATATCAATATCGACGTCAGCATGGACAAAAGATAAAATGCTATATGTTAGGATAAGAAGAAACAGTAAAGCAAATGGGTATTATTATGGTTCAGATAATTATTACTTAAATTACGGTGCGGCAAATAATGAAAGCACTGGAGGAAATGCCGCATGGATGCACTCCGCACTTAATATAAACTCATCAGGGAAATACGTGGGTACGGGTTTAAGCGGAAGTACGTGTTATGGCATATATCCATACACTATATCGAAAGGCTCATCTAATTGTACCTTGAAAATATACCAAAAGTACAATAGTACTTATGGGACGATAAACGGGACATATAATATCCTTGTATATCTGATAGGAAACGCCGCTGATAGAGAAACTTTTGCGAAATAAACAGGAGAGAGGACAATATGAAAATCATAGAAAGCTTTATAACAAACAATAGACGATATAAGGCGAATGTTAAGTTCGCAGCCGGCAAGCCGATAGGCCTTATGCTTCACAGCGTAGGCTGCGCCCAGTCGGATGCATCAGTCTTTATAAAGAATAACGACACGGCTGCTTCAGATGTGGCTGTTCATGCTTATATACAGCCTGACGGAGTGATCTATCAGTGCCTTCCGTGGGACAGAGCAGGATGGCACGGCGGGCACAAGTTCAGCAACAACAACTATATAGGTGTGGAAATGACCGAACCGAGGAGCATCAGATATGTCAATCCTCCAAGCGCAGAATGGGTATTCGTAGATGAGAAGGCAGCAAGGCTTCACATTGAGGCTACGTACCATTATGCAGTGGAGCTCTTTGCGTACCTGTGCAAGATGTTTGACCTGGATCCGCTTAAAGATGGCGTTATTATATCTCACAGCGAAGGCAATAAGCGCGGCATAGCCACAGCTCATGCTGACGTGGAACATATCTGGAATAAAGTGGGCCTGACTATGGATCAGTTCCGCAAGGATGTCGATGCAGCCATGCATCCGGCAGAGCCTGAGCCGACTCCAAAAGACTATTCAAATCAGATCAAGATCCTCTATGCGGAGTTCCTCGGCAGAGCAGCAGATGCAGACGGCCTCAAACACTGGAACGAGATCTGGAATAAGAACGGCTTCCAGAAGGTATACAACGGTATATCCGGATCTAAAGAGGGCAAGAAGCATTACGTGCGAGGAATGTATCGTGATTTCCTCGGCCGCGAAGCAAATACTTCCGAGGTAAATGCCTGGTATGAGAAGTCGAGGATCGATATCTATAATGGCATTACCGGCTCTGCAGAGTATAAGAAAAAGCATTAATTGTTAGCGTAAATGTGTGCTGCAACAGAGCGTCAAATCTCTTATACTAAAGAAGATGCCGATATTTACTTATACATTACTTGTACAACAACTTGTATAGAATGCCGTATTTATGCGGTTTTTTAGGCTTTGTCATATAATAAAAAGGAATATTCCCTGAGATTTTAAGAAAATGAGAGTTTATGCGGCTTAGCGGCTGAATAGCTTGATTTTACTGGATTTTTGAGGGGACATGCGGGGGCATATGGGAGCATGTAAGAACATATGTATCCGTATCTACTTGTACACTACTTATACAGCAAACGCGTATCATATATGATATAGGATGACAAAAAGCCGCTCATTTATTGGGCGGCTTTTGTTAGTTTGCAAGGGATAGGTATTTTGTTCATTTCATCGATGAGCCACGATACAGGACGATCGGTATAGACTGATTCGGTCAGGTCGGTTATTGCGTGTCCCACAATTAGTTTTAGTGCGTACTCATTCATGCCGGCGGCTTTTGCCATAGTCACAAAGGTGCGCCTTGCATCATGCGGTGTATGACCTTGTATCCCGAGCTGATCCATCAAACGGTTAAAAGCTCGAACGTACCATGTATAATTCGAGATATCAAAGAGAGTGCATTTAGAGGCCTTCATATATCGCCGTAGTATTGGCTCGATCTCGGGGTGTATTGGTACAGTACGGTTTTTACCTGCGGAGGTCTTTATGCCTCCGATAACATATCCCATGCGGAGATTAACGCTTACGGGGTGCAATTCAATAGCTTCGGTCGGTCTCCAGCCGGAGAAGAAAGAATAATACAGCATATCTGCGGCGACATTCTTGCCCACTTCGCTTTTCACCTGGGCGATCTCATCTTCTGTGAATGCTTTTTTAGCTGTCATACCGCGTTCGACTTTTTCTTTGACAATTTTTGGGAGGGATACTTGCCGGGATATGTTGACTTCAACATATTGCTCTTGGACGGCATAATCGAACAGCAAATCAAATAATCCCTTCATTAGTCTCGGGATAGAACGCGGCAGCTCTCTGATGAACTCCTGCCTTAAATCTGATGGTCTAAGGTCTGATATGTGAGCTTTTTTAATCAAAACATGCTTCCATGTGGTGTTAAACTGATTTATACGCGATTTAGAGAGCTTGTTGTCTTGCGGATATATCTTTATCCATTCGGCGTATAAATCTTCCAGTGTGAGCTGCGTACGCGGCTTAGGGTCGTTGTGATAGTCGGCTAAAGCTTGGCTTGCATCTCCGTAAGTGCGGTAATAGCCGAGGGTGATATAGTTGGGATTACCCAGTGAATCACGTGAAGTTATGACGCGGACTCGGTATTTATTACGTAGCCGCGCATTTTTAAGCTGAGAAATCTGACCGTAACCATTTGGCAGCCTCATTCGTGGCATAGTATCACTCCTTTTTTACATAATAATAGCGTAGCTTGATAAGCTGCGCCGAAAGTGATACAATATCTTTACTCATGGATAACTGTGTCACTCGATGCAGCTTATCTTAAGTCTCTCCGGTGTTGGCGCATCGGAGAGAACTTTTTTATTTAAAACTTCTTTATAATGCCGATAGCCGGCTCGAAGATGATCGTGTACTGCCGGCATCTTACATATTGCCCGTACTTCGCCTTATAGTACGCTAAGGCATCAGTTAGGAGCTGCTCGGTGATCTCGAGCTTCTCAGCGACTTCCTGCCTGCTCCGGCAGCCTGCTTCGAAGGCATCTATCAAGCCTTGCAATCCTACTACTTTATCGTAAGCCCAGACACGGGCTCGGTGCTCCTGTTTCCTATTGCTGATATCTTTCTGATCGATTATGTTGCCGACAGTAGTGTAATAATGCCCGAGCTCTTCGGCAACTATAGATGTCTTTTCGGCATTTGATTGCAGACCTTTCGAGAGTGCTATCAGATTGTCTCCGTACAGTCCTTTTATTCGGTCGCTCTCGAAGCCATATTCGATTGTCTCAACTCCTTCATCGTAAGCTTCCTGTACAAGCTCTTCGTATTTAGTCATTTGCATGATCATCCTTTTATATGATGATTTAAAGATACACCCTTTCGGTGTCCGAAAAACCTCCCTAAATATTATTTATTAGTCTCTGATTGATTCCTTACTCTTATATAATCAGCGTATCTCTTTATCTCCTCAATCTCTTCCGGTGTAAACTCCTGACCTTCGAAGTGGGCTGCGAGGGTGGTAGGAGCGGCTGGCTCAGTATTTCTTTCATTTATAAGATCAGATCTATTAATCCCAAAATACTTAGCTAGCATCTCTACTTTGTCCATGCGTGGCAGCCTCGTGCCGTTTACCCATGTCGAGACTGTAGATTTATTAAAACCGAGATCGTTAATTAAATCGGTTTGAGTCTTACCATTAAGCTCCATATAATAACGTAGGTTTGCTGCAAAAATTTTCTGATAGTATTCTTCTCCCATGTCATAATTCCCCCCTCTGCGAATATGATACGACAAAAAGTAGATTTTTTCAACAGAAAAACTAAAAAAATTCTACATTTTGTATTGACATCTACAAATAGTAGAGTTATATTATAGGTGAAAATCAAGAAAAGAAAGGAGCTGAAACCAAAGATGTTACAGATTTCATTGGCTGCAGCACGAGTAAACGCAGATCTCACACAGGAGGAAGTAGCGCATAAAATGGGCATTTCTGCACAGACTCTTATCAATTGGGAGAAGGGACGTTTCGTCCCTGGCATCCCGGAAATCGAGATGCTTTCTAAAATCTATAACATTCCACAGGACAATCTTTTTTTACCATGTTACTCTACAAATAGTAGAAAGTAATTTGTTATCCTACAGATAACAAATATTAGAAACCTCTTGACAGAGGTATCTAATATTTGTTATCCTACAGATAACAAATATTAGAAACCTCTTGACAGAGGTATCTAATAAAAACTCTGAGGGTAAAGGAGGCGAAGCATGGAGCTGATTAGCGACAAGATAACTGAAGACCTGCGGAGGTACATTCTGATCAACAGGGTGAACCTGAAGCAGCTGGCAAAGGACACAGGGCTTTCGTATCACCTGCTATACAAGAGCATTAAGGACAGACGGAAGCTCAGGAAGCTTCGGACGGATGAGTACCATGTGATATGCAAGTATCTCAGAATCGAGCCGGAGACTATGTAAAGGAGGCAACTAATGACACGCATAACTGTCAAACAGGCAGCCGAACTATTAGGACTCGATGTAAGAGCAGTCAGAGACCTTATTAAGCGCGGAGAGTTCGGCAAAGCAATTAAGCGAGAGTACAACGTAATATATCTGATTTACCGCGAGCAGATAGAAAAATGGCTCGGGTTGGCAAGCTAAAGGAGGAAGCAACATGATCAGTCTTATTTTAGGTATCGGGATAGTAGCCGTATTCGGAGGCTTTTCCAAATGGGCAATAGTCTTCGGGTTCATGGTGGCCATGAGAGATTGGAAGAAAATCTACAAAGCATTTCTGAGAAGCATCTCAGACTAAAACAATTAAAGGAGGACAAGGAATATGTCAAAAGAGTACAAGGATTATGTTGCAGCAAGTTTAGGAAAGAGTGAGCCGGTGGTGCTTTTCGAGCTTCCAGGCTGGAAGTACCTCACGAAAGGGGACTACGTTATTGCCGGAGGTCTCGAATACAAGACGCTTACCGACAGCGTTGCCGCAAGAGAGGACAGCGATGTCTTTCTTGTGCTCCGTCAGCTTTACGGCAATCCGTTGAGAGCGCAGGGTTACATGAAGAGACATGACTGTGACTGGTCGGAATATGACAAGGGAAGCGAGGGCGAGGGAGCATGAACATCTACGAATTGACAGCGGAGTACATGGCACTTCAGGAAGCCTTCGAGACACAGGACGATGACACGGTGGCAGCCCTGCTCGCAGACACGGACAAGGCGATAGAGAACAAGGCGGACGGCTATGCGAAGGTC